ATCACATTCGCGAATGGGTATGCAAATCCAGAACTACAACCTGATAGCGGTAATATAGTTTATCAGGAAAATAGAAAACCTATCAGCCGGGCAACAGACCAGACGGAAGACATAAAAATTATCGTGGAGTTTTAAAATATGGTTCAGAAAACCGACCTTAATGTAGCACCATATTATGATGACTTTGATTCATCTAAGAATTATGTAAAATCTCTTTTCCGGCCGGGATTTGCTATTCAGGCAAGAGAGCTTACCCAACTACAATCTGCACTTCAAAATCAAGTCGCAAGATTTGGTGAGCATATTTTTAAAGAAGGTAGTATAGTTATACCTGGCGCGGTCAGTGTTTTCCGCAATTATCATTCTCTGAAACTTGCTTCAACATTTGCTAGTGAAACAATTAATCCAGCACAGTATTATAATGCCACAACTCCTGTTATTATTACAGGTGCAACAAGTGGTGTTACTGCTCAAGTAGTTGGATATGATGTTGCGTCAACCACAGATCAACCAACTTTATTTTTAAAATATATTAAAACTGGTACTGATGGAGAAGAAAAGGCTTTCCTAGATGGAGAAAATATATCTGCAAATGCTGGTATAACACATACTACATCATATTCTAGTAGTATTGCATCTGCAACAACGTATACTTCTTCATTTAGTGACACAGATAGTACCGTAACTTTTGCACAATTTAGGAGCTCCACTGGACCCGCAGCTGCGGCCGGCGTTGCTGTTGATGTTCAAGCTGGTGTTTATTTTATTCGTGGTCATTTTGTAGAATGTTTAGAAGAAAGAATAGTTATTAGCAAATATGATCCTGTTGTAAATTTTCGGTGTGGGTTTGCGATTACTGAAACTTTGGTTACACCCGAAGATCAATCAAGTCTTTTGGATAATGCTACAGGTTCGTCAAACTTTGCTGCAAAGGGTGCTCATCGTTTACAAATTTCTTTGGCATTAAAAAAATTAGACTATGATGCTACAACAGATAGTAATTTTGTTGAATTAGTTGCATTTAAGAATGGTTGGACACAATCTACAACTCGTGATACTGAATATAATATTTTGGAAGAAAATCTTGCTAGAAGAACTTATGACGAATCTGGAGATTATACTGTTCGACCATTTCAAATTATAATGAAGGAAAATACAACATTAAATGAAAATGTTGGTGTGTATATTTCTGGTGATACGACAGATGATGGAAATATTTCTAGTAATGCATTGTTAGCATGTCAGATATCAACTGGTAAAGCTTATGTTAAGGGTTATGAGATTGAAAAAATAGCTCCAACATTTAAAGACATTAATAAGGCAAGAGATGTAGAAAATGTTAATGCTGGTATTACAACATTTGACTTAGGAAATTACACAGTCATTAATAATGTTTATGGTACACCTGATATAACTGCAATTTCTGGAGAGTCAACCGCATACAAAACTATAAGTTTGTATGATCATTTTATAACTACTGATGGAAGTGTTCCTGTTTCTGGTGGACTTTCACCAGAACCCATTGGGCAAGCAAGAGCAAGAGCAATAGAATATGACTCTGGTACTATAGGTACTGATGATGCAAGATATAAGATTTATCTTTTTGATATCAAAATGTTTACTTTCCTTACTCTTAGTGGTACGCCAAGTCCAACTTTAATTGCTAATTTTGCAAATGGTGGTGTAAAAATAACTGGTGTTGATTCTGGTGCTACAGGTTATGTTGTAAATAATATTGCTACTACATCTGGAACAAAAATAACTGTAATTAAAACTTCTGGTAGATTTTCTAACGGAGAAAAATTTGAAGCTTCTGATTCTGCTGAAACTAGTTTAATTGTAGAAGATTCGAGCAATACTGATTTGACTTTGGCTTCTGTTGGTGGTTCTAATGCTGATGATACAAGGACTTTTGAACAAGTTCGTTCTATGGTTATGGTAGATGCTTCTGCTGCTGCACAAAATTTCACGGCAGATTTGATTCAAGAAACCCCGAAGCGAAGAGCAAATATTATTAATAATCTGACATTAGATGCAACCGATGCTGGTGGTGCTAATGCAAATAATACTTTTACTCAGGATGAAGGTGATGATGATCCTTCTGGTGGAATTATTATGGAAAATTCATTAATTCCAAGACTTGTTAATCCTGAGAAAAATAATGCGTTAGAAAAACTTCCAAAATCAGTTGTTAAGACTCTTTTAACTACTAATAATTCTGGAGCATCTGATACACAATATACGGTTCGTAGACAGTTTATCGGAACAACTAATGCTTCTGGTATTGTTACATTTAATGCGAGTACAAATGAAACTTTTGTATCACATATTGAAAAAGATTATGTAATGTCAATCCTTACTGCTGGTGGTGGTACTGGAACCGTTGGCCAACTTGTTAGTATTGCTGATACAGAAAGTGGGACAGGAACAGCCTCTCTTACGATTACTGATTCAACTGTTTTGGGTAGTGCTGCAAAAGTTAAACTTACTGCAACTATTCTCAAAACAAGTGTAACACAGAAAAATAAAACAACTAAACTTATGAAACAGATGAAGGTCACTACCGGCACAACTGATGCATATGGTACTCGACCAACGGATAGAGACATTTCTTTAGGTCGGGCTGATGCATTTAAGTTAGTTGGTGTTTTTGATTCACAAGATACTTCTACCGATGCGGTTGCACCTACTTTGACTTTGACTACAATAACAGGGACATTTACTAGAGGCGAAAAGATTACAGGTGGTACAAGTGGTGCTACTGGTAGAATTATTAGCACATCTAGTCCTATGAGTTTTGTTTCAACAAATAGTTTTTCTTTTACTGCTGAGACAATTACAGGGACAAGTTCTGAAGCAACAGCGACAGTTACAGCAACAACTGATGGTGATATTACAATTACCTCAAAATATTTACTTGATACAGGACAGCGTGATAACTATTATGATATCGCAAGGATTGTAAGAAAAAGGAATCAAGCAGCACCTATAGGAAGACTTCTTGTGGTTTATGATTATCTTGAGCATGGTGCTGGAGATATGTTTACGGTTGACTCTTACAATGATATTGCAAAACAAATGGAATATGATGACATTCCAATATATACTGCATCAAAGATTGATGTAGATGAAGCAGAGCCATCAGGTAAATTTCCGTTATATGATTGTTATGATTTTCGTCCAAGAGTGGACGATGTTACAGGAGCATCTGCAACGCTGGCAACGGTTGATGAAATAACAGGACAATCCTTTAATTTTTATAGTAGAACATTTGGAGGAACCGGCGGTACGACTGTAGATACTCCAAAACCAGGCTCTTTTATTCAATCAGATTTTGAATATTATCTTCCTAAATTTGCATCTTTGATTTTAACTAATCAGGGAGATTTTAAAACAATTGAAGGTAGAAGTGCTGAAAATCCACTATTACCGAAAGTTCCAGACAATTGTATGTTAATTGCTACTATGTTTATTCCGGCATATACTTTCCTACCAAGAAATGTGTCAATAAGAAAAGTAAAGCATCAAAGATATACCATGAAGGATATTGGTAAGATTGCTAAAAGATTAGATCATGTTGAATATTATACAGCGTTAAGTTTGTTGGAAAGAGATGCTGAAAGTTTTGAAGTCACTGATGCTAACGGATTGAACCGATTTAAATCTGGTTTTGTTGTTGATAATTTTAAAGGGCATCGTATTGGTGATACTGTACACAGAGATTATAAAAATTCTATGGATTTTGAACTTGGTCAATTGCGTCCAAAACATAAAGCAAAAGCTATTAATTTAATAGAATCAGTTTCAACTGATGCGGCAAGAACTGTAGCTGGTTATCAGAAAACTGGTGATCTAATTACTCTGCCATACACAGAAGTAACATTAACAGAACAACCTTATGCTACGAGAACAGAAAAGATTAGGCCAATTATAACACATCAATGGATGGGAAATATAATATTATCGCCAGAATCTGATACATGGTTTGAAACTGAAATTATACCAGAACTGGTAATTAATGAAGAAGGTGATTTTGATGCAGTTTTAGCTCAAGAAGCAAACAATCTTGGTTCTATTTGGAACTCATGGCAAACTCAATGGTCAGGTGTTGTTGAAACACGAACTGATAACTGGACAGAAGGTGGAACACAATTTTCACCCGATAGGTTTGACGTAACAAGAACTACGGAAACGGTGAGAACAGATCAAACTAGAACTGGTGTTAATACTCAGGTTGCCCTTAGGATTGACAGAGAATCACAAGGGTTCAGAGTTGTTTCAACAACAGCTATTCCAATTGTTCGTTCAAGAAGTATAACTTTCACGGGTGAAAATTTTAAACCTAACACTAAATTATATTCGTTCTTTAATAAAACTGATGTTACTTCTTATGTTACGCCTGCAAGTACAGATTATACTACTGTTGATACACCAATAGCTGAAAGTCCTCTGATTACAACTGCGACAGGTAAAGTAGAAGGAACATTTCTAATACCTGATCCAAATGTTGATGGTAATCCTCGATTTAATACGGGAGATATTGAGTTTAGACTTACTTCAAGTGATCATAATGGTGTAGTTACTACAGAACAGCGCCCGGGCACAGCAGGAAGTGCAATATATTCTGCAATTGGAATGTTGGAAACAGAACAAGAAACGATTATTGCAACAAGAAATGCTACTGTTACGAGAACAGATGTAACACAAGAAACTTCTTTTAATACTATTGCAACAAATGATGTTCGGCGATTTGAGGGTAATTGGAATGATGAACAAGCAGCAGCTGCGGCCGCCCAAGCAGCGGCAGCTGCCGCGGCCCGGCCAACGCGAACCAATCAAGTCCAGAACGTGTGGCGCGGGCCCGGCCCCGGCGTATGTTTCATTGCTGGTACACAAATTATGATGCATGACCACACACAGAAAAATATTGAAGATGTACAAGTAGGTGAGAAACTTCATAGATTTGATGGTGAGTCAAATGAGGTTCTAACACTTCAAAATAATATGACTACAGGTGGTCGTAAATTAGGTTCTATTAATGGTGGTGATTATTTCTTCACTGAAGACCATCCCCTTAAAACACCTGATGGTTGGAAATCAATCAATGCTGAAATGTCTAATAGTAAATATGATTTTGATGAAATTGGTCAATTGCAGATAGGTGATACTATTATAGGACATGCTGGCAAGATCAGGAACGAGTTTAAAGACATCGGATTGCAGATAGGTGATACTATTACAGGACATGCTGGAGATGATACTGTTATAACTTCAATAGAAACAAAAGAAGTACCAGAGGATACTCCTATATATAATTTCACACTTGATGGTGATCACGAATACTTTGCTAACGATTTCTTGGTTCATAATAAGGGCTGTTTCTTACCTGGCACCCCAATGACAATGGAAGACCATACAACTAAAAATGTTGAGGACATAGAAGTTGGAGATAGAGTTCATGGTGAAGGTGGAAATATTAATACTGTTCAAAAATTGCTTTATCCCTTTACAGATGGACGTAGAGTAGTATCTATAAATGGTGGTGATTATTTTACTACTGAAGACCACCCATTATTGACTACTGATGGATGGAAATCATGTAATGGTGAAATGTCACAAGAAAGATATCCATCACTTAATCCTGGCCAGTTAGAGGTCGGTGATGAAATAAAAAGCCATCTTGATAAAGTTATTAAAGTAGAAAGTATTGATTTAAAGAAAGTTCCTCATGATACACCACTACATAACTTCACACTTGATGGTGATCATACTTATATTGCAAATGACTATGTAATGCATAATAAGGGCGACGATCCGTTAGCTCAAACATTTATGATGGAAGGTGACGCTTCAGGTAGTGGAAGATTTATCACTTCCGTTGATCTATACCATCAAGCAAAAGATGATGTTCTCCCTGTAACGGTAGAGATAAGAAATGTTGTAAATGGATTTCCCGGCCCCAAGGTTTTACCCTTTGGTCGAGTAGTAAAAAATCCAGCAGATATTAATATTTCTGATACTGCTGCTACAGCAACAACATATACATTTTCTTCACCAGTTTATGTAGAAGCTGAAACTGAATACTGTATTGTTGTAATGACAAATTCAGATAGTCATAAGATTTGGGTTTCCCGAATGGGTGAAACCGATGTTGGTAGTGAACGAACTATATCTGAACAACCTCATGTTGGTGTTCTATATAAATCTGGTAATAATCGTGGATGGTCAATAAGTCCAATGGAAGATGCAAAGTTCACTGTGAAAGCCGCTGAATTTTCTACCACTGCTGGTGTTTTAGCACTAACGAATGATGATGTTCCAACACAAACTTTAGGTACAGACCCACTTATCATTACCGATGCTAGTACTACGATGAAAATTAATCATCCCAATCATCATATGTATGCTACAACTAATAATGTGACAATTTCTGGAGTCAAGTCACCAGCGACTACAACTTTGAATGGTGCAATTAATTCCACAACAACTACTTTGACATTAACGAGTGGAACTAATTTTGATGATACTTCTGGAATATATTCAAAACTAGCCAATAATCTGTGGTATATTAAAATTGATGATGAGATTTTAACATATACCACCATTAGTACTAATGCTATATCAGGTCTTTCTAGGGCAGTGGATGGTACAACTGCTGCAGAACATGTTTCTGGTGCGACAGTAGAACTTTATCAGGCACATAAAGTACCGTTTACAGAAATTAATAAGACGCATACTTCAATTGCAAATCCAGAAATTGATAGTTATACTTTGACTTTATCTACAACTCCTGTGGTTGATGGGTCAACCACGGCCCAATCTTCAATTGGTGGCACTGTTGTAAAGGCAACAGAAAATGCAATAATGGATGTGTTTTCAACACTTATTGGTATAATGGAAATGCCCGGCACTTCTCTTGCCGCTGAAGCTTTGGTGGTTAGAGCAACAAGTCCATCAGGTAGTCAAACCTCGTTTGCAAATACCCGTGATGATGAACTTGTTCCGACAATTAAATTTCCATTAAATGATAATTATAAGTTTGAAGTTCCTTATATGGTATGTTCAGCGATCAATGAGACAAATGAATTATCTTCATTAAGGTCATTTGAAACTCAAATTACAATGAAAACAGAAACGCCAAGAATTTCTCCTATTATTGATCTTGGTAGAACATCTATGATTGCAGTTGCAAATAGAATTAATAATATAGATTCGTCATCTGATGTATATCCCACATCTGGACATGTTGGTTCTCTTGCTGCAGAGGGTGATGAAAACGCTGCAATTTATATCACAAAACAAGTTACATTGGATAACTTAGCAACAGGAATAAAACTTTTATTTGCTGCTCACCGCCCATCTACAAATGATATTAAAGTGATGTATAAAATTTTGCCGGTTGATGAATCTGAAGATTTTGATAATTTGGGTTATACTTACTTTAATAGTGATGGTTCTCCTGATGCTACTGTATCAGCATCTGCTTCTATTAATGATTTTCATGAATACGAGTATACCGCTGGTGTAAGTAGTGAAGGTGTTGGTAATCCTCTGCAAGATTTTATATCCTTTCAGATTAAGATCATTATGCAGGGAACTAACTGTGCAGAACCACCTAGACTTAAAGCATTGAGAGCTATAGCATTAGGAACATAGAATGGAGAGGGTATATAAGCAGGTTGAGGGTCATTCAAATTTAGTTAGAGATGGTAAATCTCATGCTATTATTAATCGTAATGTTGATGCATATGAACAAGCAAAGAAACGAGCTGCATCTGCACAAAGACAAAGAGATGAAATACGAGACACAACCAGAGAAATAAATCATCTCAAATCAGAAATGCATGAGATTAAACACCTTCTGAAAGAACTATTGGTTAATCATTCTTAACTTGGAGGGCAATTACTGAGGTTAGTTTACATATAAATATGTAGAAAAGGAAGATAGTATGGCAACGCCTTCAACAAAAGCTACATTAAAAAGTTACTGTCTCAGAGCTCTAGGGTTTGGAGTTATTGATATTAACGTATCCGATGATCAAGCTGATGATCGTCTAGATGAAGCACTTCAATATTTTGCTCAATATCATTACGATGGTATTGAGAAAATGTATCTGAAACATCTAATTACTTCTGATGAGGTAACTAGAGCACGTTCTGACGCATCGACTACTGCAACCGATACTGCTGACAGTTCAATCACCGCAACTTGGAAAGAAGGAAAGAACTTTATTCCAATTCCAAGTTCTGTTGTGTCTGTTGTGCAAGTATTTCCATTTACTGATACAGGTGGTGGTGGTAATATGTTCGATATTCGTTATCAATTGCGATTGAATGATTTATTTGATTTCTCTTCAACATCCGTCATTCAATACGAAATGACTATGCAAAATCTTGATTTTCTAGAACATATTCTTGTCGGTGAAACTCCTATTCGTTTTAATCAACATCAAAATCGTCTTTATATTGATATGGATTGGGCAAATGATGTAACAGCTGACGTTGACTATGTGATTATTGAGTGTTATCGAAAATTAGACCCAACAACATATACAGATGTTTATGATGACATTTATCTGAAAAGATATACAACTACCCTTCTCAAAAAACAATGGGGAGCAAACCTTAGCAAATTTAATGGTGTTACCATGCTTGGTGGTGTTACCATGAATGGTGAACAATTATATACTCAAGCATTGGAAGAACAAAATAAATTAGAAGAAGAAATTCAACTTGCATTTGAGTTGCCCATAAACTATATGGTTGGGTAAGTGAATGGCAGTTAATACAGCATTTCATACAAGCAATCTTCATTCCATTGCAGCTGAAAGAAATTTATATAGTGACCTCATAAAAGAGGCCATACAGATTTATGGTCATGATGTTTATTATATGGATCGTACTCTTGTTGCAGAAGATACAGTATGGGGAGAAGATTCTCTTTCCAAATATAGAACACAACATCCTATAGAAATGTATATGGAAGATGCTGATGGTGGATTTGCTGGTGAAAAAGAATTAATGAATCAGTTTGGTTTGCAGAATTTAAGTGAAGCAACTTTTGTCGTAAACAAGTCTCGTTTTCAAGAACTAGACAGACAAATGCAAATTGAAGATGAAACAGATACAAGTTCTGGTGGTTCAATATTATTAGAAGCTGGAACTATAGATCAGTCATCTTCTTCTTCGACTTTAACAACGGTTACTGGTGATAACAATTTTTATATTATACAGGATACAGCTGCAACGGACTCTGATCGACCACAAGAGGGTGATGTAATTTATCATCCAGTTCTGGATAAGATGTTCCAGATAAACTTTGTGGATCACGATGAACCATTTTATCAGTTAGATAATAATCCTGTCTACAAGATGAGATGTCGTCTGTACGATTACAGTTCTGAAATTATTGATACTGGTATTTCAGATATTGATGCGATTGAAAGTGAACAATCACAGGACGCACTTATATATCAATTTACTATGGAACAATCTTCTGCTGTCAATGAAGATATTCGATTGGAATATGGTACTGATGACGATGTTGTTTCTGGATTGTTACTTGAAGAAACAGATGGTGATAATATAGTTGGTGAAAGCGATAGCACTTCTATTGGTGAAAGTATTCTACTTGAACAGGTTGCTGATAGTGGTGATGATGCATATCTGATACAGGAGGACTATATAGTAGGAGACTTTGATCAAGACAAAACATCTCAAAATGAAATGTTTGAAATTAAGAGTAGAACAGTTTTGGACTTCAGTGAATCAAATCCATTTGGGGATGTAGGGAGTAGTTCATAATGTTAGGACAACAATTTTATCACGAAACAATACGAAACATTGTTATTGCTTTCGGTACGATGTTTAATGATATTCAGCTTGTTCGTAAAGACAATTCTGGAACAATAACACAAACCATGAAGGTTCCTCTTGCGTATGGGCCAAGAGAGAAGTTTCTTGTGCGGTTGCGTGAAGATGCAGATTTAACAAAACAGGTTGCAATTACTCTTCCCAGAATTGGTTTTGAAATTAAAAATCTTGCTTATGATTCTGCTAGAAAAATGAGTAGAGTTCAACGATTTAAGAAAGTAAAGGGAGCAAACACAAAACAATTAGACACACAGTATATGCCTGTTCCATATAATCTTGAATTTGAATTATATGTTATGGCAAAACAATCTGATGATGCTCTGCAAATTGTAGAGCAGATACTTCCTTACTTTCAACCAGATTATGCATTAACTATTAATGATATGGCTGATATGGGTATCACTAGAGATATTCCTATTGTTTTGGGGAATATTGGATATGAAGATAGTTATGACGGTGAATTTACTACTCGTAGAGCATTAGTATATACGTTATCATTTACTACTAAATTCTATCTATACGGACCAGTAACTTCTGCTAAAGTTATTAAAACTGTGCAAGTTGATCAGTATACAGACTTGCCAGATAAATCACCAAAACGTGAGCAAAGATATAAAGTTACTCCAAGTCCTTCAACTGCTGATGCTGATGATGATTTTGGATTTAATGAAACAGTTTCTTTCTATCAAGATGCACAAGGTTATAATTCAGAGACAGGTGAAGATGATAATAAATCATGATGACGAAAGATTCTAGATTACGAATTGATAAAGAACTTGGTGTTATAGATAAAATTGTTCCTAAGATCGTACTTGATAACTCTGAGGTTGTACCCTATCAGGCTAAGAGTGGGGATGATATAGAAAAAGACTATGAATACCAAAGGGAAAATTTTTACAATTTAGTTGAAAAAGGTTCATCTGCAATAGATGGAATACTGGAACTTGCAAAAGAAAGTGAGCACCCCAGAACGTATGAGGTGGCTGGAAATCTTATCAAACAGGTGGCAGAGGTAACTGAAAAGCTAGGTGATTTGCAAGAGAAAATGCGTAGGTTAAAAGAGGTGCCAAGTAATGCACCTAAGAGCGTAACAAACGCATTGTTCGTTGGTTCTACTAAAGAACTTCAGACTATGTTAAAGGATAAATTAAAGGATGAAAGTAATTGAGAATGGAAACATACTTAGGCAATCCTAATTTAAAGAAAGCCAATGTCGCTCAAGAGTGGACTCAAGAAGAGGTCAAGGAATATACTAAGTGTATGAATGATCCTCTGTATTTTATACAGACATATATTAAAATTATTTCTCTAGACCTAGGCCTTATTCCATTTAAACTCTATGATTTTCAGAAGGAAATGGTAGGGACATTTCATAATAATCGGTTTACTATCTGTAAACTTCCTAGACAATCTGGTAAATCTACTACTATCATTGCGTATTTGTTGCATTTTGTTTTATTTAATCCATCAGTGAACGTAGCAATTCTTGCGAACAAGGCTGCAACCGCAAGAGATTTGCTTGGTCGGTTGCAACTTGCATACGAGAATTTACCCAAGTGGTTACAACAGGGAGTAATGACATGGAACAAGGGGAGTCTTGAACTTGAAAATGGGTCTAAAATTTTAGCATCATCTACTTCTGCTAGTGCTGTTCGTGGTGGTTCTTATAATATTATATTCTTGGACGAATTTGCTTATGTGCCAGCGAATGTTGCTGAACAGTTCTTTTCGTCGGTCTATCCTACAATAAGTTCTGGTCAGACAACTAAAGTAATGATTGTTTCTACCCCACATGGTATGAATATGTTTTACAAGTTGTGGACTGATGCAGAGAACAAAAGAAACTCCTATATTCCTATTGAGGTGCATTGGAGTGAAATCCCTGGCCGCGATGAAAAGTGGAAAGAAGAAACAATCAAGAATACTTCAGAATCACAGTTCAATTCAGAATTTGGGTGTGAGTTTCTTGGTTCTATTGACACATTAATCTCAACCCAAAAACTAAAAACAATGACATATATAAATCCCAGGCAATCTAATGCTGGTTTAGATTTGTATGTAAAACCACAAGAAGGACATACTTATCTATTGACAGCTGATGTTTCCCGTGGCACATCAAATGATTATTCTGCATTTGTTGTATTTGATGTATCAGAAATGCCTTATAGAATTGTTGCAAAATATCGAGACAATGAAATTAAACCATTATTGTTTCCTTCTAAAATATATGATATTGCCCGAGCATACAATCAGGCATTTGTACTTATAGAAATAAATGACATTGGTGAACAGGTTGCAACTACTATGCAGTTTGACTTGGAGTACGACAACCTTATTATGGCTTCTATGCGTGGACGGGCGGGACAAGTCCTTGGAGGGGGGTTCTCAGGTGGCCGAGCGCAATTAGGAGTAAGAACTACCAAAGCAGTAAAAAAAGTTGGTTGTTCTAATCTTAAACAATTAATAGAAGATAACAAATTAATAATAGAAGATTTGGATATTATTAATGAATTATCTACATATATTGTGAAGGGTCACTCTTTTGAAGCTGATGAGGGTTGTACTGACGATCTAGTTGCATGTTTATTCTTATTTGCATGGACTTCTGATCAGACATATTTTAAAGAATTAACTGATATGGATGTACGACAAACCATGATGAGAGAACAACAAGATGCTCTAGAACAGGATATGGCTCCATTTGGATTTGTTGTTACTGGATTAGAAGATGAAAATATTGGAGAAGTTATAGATGAATATGGCACAAGATGGAATCCAGTGATACGAGACTATGGTTCAAACTGGTAAAAACTAAATAAATTCAATCAAATCGTTATCTGCTTTGATCCAACAATTTGAACATAATATGGTGGAGTTACCTACCAGATGAAATATTTCTTTACGACTTTTATTATTAGTACCAACTCGTTTTGTTAATTTTCGTATTTCTGAATCATGAGGATAGAATTTGAGACATATAGTTTCACTCTCTCCACAATGGTTACATGACTTATCTGATAAGAATTCGTTAAGTAGAATGATTCTTTTTCGATAATTTCTACGAGCTACCTTCTTTATGGTATCTTTATACTTCTCATAATGTGCGTTTGTCATGGGATTATTTATATGTTATAACACTTATAAAAGAGGGTTATTGGAAACTGGTTTTTTATAAATATATTTGAAATACAAAAAAACACTCTTAATATAAAGGAGTAACGATATGAGCTTTTTAGTTTCACCTGGCGTACATGTCAGAGAGATTGACCTTACAAATGTAATTCCCTCAGTTCAAACCACGATTGGTGCGATTGCTAGTGCATGGGAAAAGGGTCCAATATCTTCTGTAGTATCAGTCAGTTCAGAAGAGGAATTGATTGCTATTTTTGGTAAACCCAAGACAACTAGTAATCAGTTTGAAAATTGGTTTGCTGCTGCAAATTTCTTGCAATACTCAGATCATCTTAAAGTAGTCCGTTGCGAAACTGCAACACTTAATGCTGGTGCAAACAGTGGTATTCTCATTCGTGATGATGAGCATTGGGAAGCATCTTTCAGTACAGGACAGGGTTCGCATGGTGAGTGGGCTGCTCGTACTGCTGGTACTTGGGGTAACTCAATCGGTGTTCAGATTTGTTCTACTGCAACAGGATACAACCAAGTGCTCGATACGTCAAATCAGTTAACTGCTGGTGCTGGAACGTTGGCCGCTAATACAATTACGGTTGATAACGCAGATGAGGCGGGAAATGCATTTAATGTAGGTGATATGATTTCTTTCTTTTCAGATACTTCGGCTACAGTGCCAGTTGATGAATTTAATGAGTATGAAGTAACAGCTATCAATACATCAACTAATGTATTAACAATTCGTCTAAAAGATGATCCAAATAGTGGTGGTTTGCAAAATACTATTCCAGATAATTCGTATATAAGGCGGAAATGGAAATATCACGACTTGTTTCCAAATGCGCCTGGAACTTCTGCATTTGTAACGGCTAAGGGTGGTTCCAATGATGAAATGCACATTGTTGTTTATGACACAACAGGTGCTATCACTGGATACGATGCTGATGTTGCTGGACAGAGAGGTTCTAGTGTCATAGAAACCTTTGCAAGTGTGTCAAAAAGTTCAGTGGCCAGGACTTCTGAGGGTAGTAGCAATTATTATCCAGACGTAATTTTCAGAAAATCAAATTGGATTTACTGGACGGATCATATATCTGGTGGTTCAAACTGGGGTACAGATACAACCACTGCTTATAGTTCAGTTATACCAATCACAATTGATTCACTTTCAGGCGGAACAGATGATCTTGCTCCATCTGCTGGTGAACTAGAACTTGCCTACGATAAGTTTGCAGACACAGAGTTACATGATATCAACCTAGTAATTGGTGGTAAAGGTGGCGGGTCTGGTGATACAGCTGCTACGCAAGATACTCATGTAACTATGATTACAGACCTTGTTGAAATTCGTAAGGATTGTGTGGGATTTGTTTCTCCATATCGTTCTGCGACAGTTGGTGTTGCAACTTCTTCGGCAACTGCTGCTAGAGCAGTCAATAATGTAAAAACTGCATTTGATCTTAACCCATCATCGTCTTACATGGTTTATGACAGTGGATACAAATACATGTACGACAAATACAATGACGTATATCGGCATGTTCCATTATGCGGTGATACTGCTGGACTTTGTGCATACACAGATGGTGTTGCTGATCCTTGGTATTCTCCCGCTGGTTATAATCGGGGTAATGTAAGGGGTGCAATTAAATTGTCATTCAATCCAGATAAGGCCGCCCGAGATATTCTTTATCAGGCAAGGGTTAATCCTGTTGTCAACTTCCCAGGCCAAGGTGTAACACTCTTTGGTGATAAGACTGCTCTTGCGAAACCAAGTGCCTTTGATAGGATTAACGTGCGTAGGTTGTTCTTGGTTCTTGAGAAAGCAATTGCAACTGCTTCCAAATACATGCTCTTTGAGTTTAACGATGAGTTTACACGGGCACAGTTCCGTAACATGGTCGAACCTTTCTTGAGAGATGTACAAGGCCGCCGTGGCATCTTCGACTTTAAGGTTGTATGCGACAGTACAAACAACACAGGTGAGGTTATTGACCGAAACGAGTTTATTGGAGACATCTACATTAAACCCGCTAGAGCAATTAACTTCATAACACTAAACTTTATAGCAGTGCGAACTGGCGTATCGTTTAGTGAGGTAGGAGGTTAATCATGGCTAATATAGATGATTTTAAAGCAAATCTACTTGGTGGTGGTGCTCGTGCTAACCAATTTAAAGTAATAATTACACCACCTACCGGCATTAATATCGCTCCATTTGATGTTGGTAGAACATCTTTTCTTGTAAGAGCATCAAGTCTTCCTGCCTCAACATTGAGTGAAATTGCAATACCATTTAGAGGAAGAGAAATATATATTGCTGGAGACAGAACAACTGCTGAAACTTGGAACACAACTTTCATGAATGATACGGACTTTATGATTCGTAATGCGATGGAAAGATGGGTTAACGGTATTAATGATGCTGCTGATGCCACTGGTGTTGTTTCTCCATCTGAATATCAAACTGATATGGAAGTAGAACATTTAGATCGTGATGATACAGTTCTAAAAAGATATGTATTCAGAAGTGCTTGGCCAACTAGTGTTACTACTATAGAGTTGACCACAGCTGCAGCCGGAGATATTGAAACATTCGACGTAACTTGGA